TTTCTACTCAAGTCGAATTGAGAGGATTCAGTCTCGGCTTTAGTCTTTGCTAGACCAGCCTGCTCTTTCTGTTGAGCAAGCATCTTTGCTTGAACATCTGGAATCAAATGGCCCGCACCTCTTTCTGCCAATTGCCTGTAGATAGCGCTGGGATCAACTGCGCCCGTCTCAGGATTGAAACTTGACTTGTAGGCGGCACTCAGAGCATTCTGAGCTTCATCTGCCCTCTGTGCAGACGAAAGCTGATATTGAGCCAGAGCGTTCCTGTTCTGAGCCTCTTGAATCTGCGCAAACTTTGCGAACCGATTCAGAGGAGATTCAAGTTGTACGGTGGGCTGGAAGCCCATTGCGATTCTTGGGTCAATTGGCATGATCTACTTTTATCCCAAAACAGGGTTGAAGCCGCCGCCGACATCAATGTTGTCTGGCAGGTAGGAAACTGAACTTCCAACACCATAGTTGCTGCCGCCGGGCCGCCTGAGCTGCATGTTGTTCAAAAACTGCTGATCAGCATATTGATTGAAGCCTTGGTTAATTGCCCCAGTCAATGCATTAGCACCACCCATGTACCCAGAGGCACGTGCTGCACCAGCGCCCATGTACGCATTACCAGCGTTTTGTGCATATTGCCCAGCTGCATTTCCAAGAGTATTAGCCGCCGTCTGACTTGTGCCCATCAGCGACTCCAACGGCTGCAACTGATTAGCGCGATTGGTCTGGTAGCGATTGAATGCGTTGGTGAACTCTTGGCTAGCAGCCTCTTGGCCGAATCGCTGCGCACCCTTCAGAGCCGCACCAGAGATCAACCCACCTCGCGCTGCTGCTTGACGATCAAGAGCCTTCAAGCCTTCGCTCATGCGGAACGCATAGCCAGGATCTTGCTGGAAGTCCTGCATACCAAAGTCACGAGCGTACTTGCCAAAATCAGGCGATTGCTGCTGTGCTTGGTAAGCTTCTTGAGCGGCCTTGTCCTGCGCCATTGCGGCCTGAATCGCGGCACTTAGGCCGGCTTCGTCAGCAACTCCAGGCGTTCCAGGGATGAAGACTGTTTGACCTCCTGCGTCGCCGCCATAACCGCCGCCATACTGGGTTTCATACCGGCCTTCAGTACCTGGGCGCATGTATTGAGCGGCCAAGGCATTACGCAACTCGCCCTCAGAACGCATAGTTGGTGCTGCGCCACTGGGAAGGCCCATCAACTGCATGTAGCGTTGCTGCGCAGTCAGACCCGCTTGGCGGTAAGGCTCTTGGAGTTCAATCTGCTTGTCAAACATCTCCTTTTGGAGCTGTGCGGCGCGATCCGCTGATGCGGCTTGAGCTTTGGCCGCGCTTTTTGATGCGCCTGAGCCAATCAAACCACTTACGATTCCACCACCAATTATTCCCCACGGCATATCAGTCTCCTTGGCTCAGTTTTTGAGCGATATCTTGCATCGTATCGACATCAGGAGATGCGATAAGAACATCATCAACTTCATCAGCATCAGTGCAGTTGGTCGCGTGAACGCAGTACCAAACAACATCTGTAATTGACCTTACGCCGTGATGTTTGCCTGCCTCAATTGTCAGGCACGCAGGCGCATGAAGTACAGAAGTTTTTCCATCTACCATCAGTTCCACAGAACCACTCGCCAAGATAGACATGTGATCGTGCAAATGGGCGTGCTGAACCAGCCAACTACCCGCAGGAATGCGGGTCTCCTTGGCATACACGCCAGAACTGAAGTAATGCTCAATCATGTAACCTCGCGCCCGCTCGCACGGATGTTGATAGCAGATGCTGTGCCCGCCAGAGTAGAGATAAATCCACCAGATGCCAGCACCTGCCCGACAATCTCAGGGAAGGTATACACCTCTGAAGGCTGAAGAGTCTTGGTCTTGGTAATCAAATTCTGATTACCGGAGGTGTCGCCTCCCGTGACTAAGTTTACGCTGATTGTTGCCGCTGTTGCACTGTAATTAGTGGCGGTGAACTTATCAATGATGGCCGTAACGTTGGTAGCCGTGTATTGTGTGGTCTGAGAGTTTTCCGCAGTTTTGGCTGGGATTAGTGGTTTTACGGTGACGGTCACGTTTGTTTCCTTAATTAGCGAGTTACTTGCCAATCAACTGCATCAGAGTTTGCAGACGATGCGTTTACCGTAAACCCGTTTACAGTTTTGTTTGTAATCCAAAATGTTCTATTTGCTTTTGCAGCAATTGATACAAAATAGTTCACATCCGGCTGAGTTGTCGCAAAATTTACACTTGCTATCGTTGATGAAGAAAATGCTACAGAACCACTTTGGTTATAAGAGGCGCCTGGAATAAAGTCAACAGTCCAGATAAGCGCATCAACGCTATCCCTAAGAACCATCTTGTAAGAGCCCACGCCAAGCCACACGTTGGCTTCACCGCGCGAATCAAGGATGATTGGGTTGGTGTTGGCAGACGAACCAGTGGAGTCCGTATAGGTTGCCAATGGGTTGTTGGTGCCAGCCGCGTAGGTGTACAGTTTTCCGCCAACCAACGGATTGCCGTTGGCATCAAAGAACTGCATCTTCGGGCTTGGGGTAAGTGAGGCCATTTGTGTTTTTCCTTAGGCGCTGATGTTGTCAGTTACCGTCAAAATGATGGATGGGACCGCAGGGTGTACGGCAGTAGCAGTGTCTGCAAGCAAATATAACGATGTATCAGTTACTTCGTACATCAGTTCAAAATAATCGCCAGCATTCAAAGATGCCAAAAAGTTCCACGCAGCGACAGATTCTGTGTTGTTGCCAGCCACTCGGACTTGAGTACATGAATTTGCAACATCAACTCCATTTTTGCGCAGCCATATGTACATGACATGAGCACCACCAGCCGTGTTGTAAAGCTGGGCTGAAAACTGAATGTTGTATACATTTGACGTATCAACATAAATGCGCGATGTTGGCGAACCAATGGTTACGCCTAATGAAAAATCGGTGTTGTTAAAGGTCATTGCGTAGGCCGTGTTAATGGCCGCTGCAATCTGGTCCGTCGTGTCAAAGAATGAGCCGTACCTTAATCGTTTCAATTCTGGCGTGTACGCAGGCGCCAGATTCAACGACTGAAGTTGATTTTGTATCTCAGCAAACTGTGAAGCTAATTTGCTTGTTTCATCGTACAGCAGTGCAGATTGAACTTCAGCTTGCAATTCAGCAATCTGTGCCGCCGATGGTTGCAAATCAACATTTGTAAGTTCTAACCCAGCATCATTGGGGGGGCCAACTTGAAGGTCCTCCAACGTAATATCGTTGGCTCCGCTACCAGTCAAACGAAACAGGCTCAGTAGAAACCTATACCACTCACGCGACATCAACCCTGTTCGGTCGTCAATGACCGGAACCCTTGGGGGTGGAATGTTGGTGATATCAAGCATTAGTGCCGCTCGCTATGAGTTCTGCACCCATGATAGAGATTTTTACAGGATCTGCGCCAGAAACTTCGTAGACACGATCTCTTAGCTTCTGCGTCATTCCAAGTCGCCTCCAAAGAACACGAGTGCCAAATTCACCGATGCGGCCCATTGACCTAGTGTGATAGTTGCTCCAAGTGTGGCCGCCATCATCTGACCACCTCAAAGAAACAATCGGATTAGCCCCTTGCACCGTTACCGGGTCAATTAGTAAATCATCACCGGCTTCGGTAAGAAGCTCCAACTCAGACTCTGTAAGCAGAGATTCAATAAGAGCCGCGTCAAACGGATCAATACCGTTTAACCCAACACCAGACTCGCAATCAAGCTGCAATGAATGGTGAGCAGTACGCTTTAGATCGTTCTTGCCAGTTGGTAATGCGCGCCAAGAACGCAGCCACTTCTGAATGGCACCATCGTCAGAGTACACATCCAAGTCAAAGGCATAGATGCGCCCGTCTTGAAAGTCTCCAACAATGACTTCGCTATTGAAGTTCATTTGGCAATTTGAACGATGCCGAGTAAATGCTCCATCGGAGAAGCCGGCTCTCTCATGCCATGATTGAGTTGATACGTCATACACCCAAGTCCGGTCAGCCGTTGGAAAGGTCAGAACATAGAACGGGTGACCTTCTTGCTGGTAGGTGTAAGCAACTGCATCGGAAATATCGCTATAGCTTGCAATAGCGTATTCAATTGCATGAGTAGATACGCGCTGACCTGTGTAGCCATTTGCCCGGTAAACGATGCCATTACCGCGCGCATCAGAGCCAAGCCAAAAGATGGCGTTATCCAACTTGGCAACAGAGTAGATCGCCGCGCAGCCGATCTCGTTGAAAGCACCCTGCACACGTTGCAATGGGAAATCTGTCAAACCGGCGTCATACCAGACTTCTACCGAGTTTGTGCCAAACAGCCACACTTCTCGATGGTCAACAATCATTGAGACCAAACCATCTGGTGATCCTTCAGCACTGGCAAAATCCAATGGATCTACAGAAGTGCCATCAAGCAAGCTCGTTACCCACACGCGCTGACTGTTGGGTTCAATAAATACAAAGTACCCATCCAAGTAGCCCACCACAGATGCGCCAGGAAAGTCGCCGTCAATGATCTGCGCAAACACGTTTGTGGAAGCGTTGTAGATAAAGCTAGGGCCGCCGCAGGCAATGAACAACTGCGTACCATTGTCAGCCATGCTAACCGGCCCGCTGCCAGTCACCGTACCAATAGCGGTGTAGGTCCAATCTGTGGACAACTTATACACAGTTTGTCCACTGACAACGTATCCGTAA